TTGGGGGATTGGTGAAACGGGATCACGCATCCATGGCATGGATGAGTCAAGGGTTCGATTCCCTTATCCTCCACCAGAGTGGGGGTGTAGCTCAGTTGGTTAGAGCGATCGCCTGTCACGCGATAGGTCGAGGGTTCGAGTCCCTTCACTCCCGCCACTCAAGGTCCCTTCGTCTATCGGTTAGGACACGTGGTTTTCATCCTCGAAAGAGGGGTTCGACTCCCCTAGGGACCGCCAACAAAATAAGTGCCCGTAGTTCAGTTGGATAGAATACGAGTTTCCTAAACTTGGGGTCGCAGGTTCGAATCCTGCCGGGCACGCCAGATGGACCGGTAGCTCAGATGGATAGAGCGTGAGTTTGCGGAACTCAAGGCCGGAGGTTCGAATCCTTTCCGGTCCACCATAATCACAATAATTAATTGTGTGAAACGATTCTACAGTATAAGGTTGAAACACTACAGTGAATTCATTCCCAGGAACATCGCAGAACAGATGCTGATGGACGAGTCTGAATTGATCCGATACCTCAACGATCACAAAGCACTGGAGTTTCGATTCAACAAGGCACGAAATAGGCTTGACTTATATGCGGATGAGAAGTATCTCATGATGGGCAGAATGAAATATCCAGACATATTCCAAGGTCGCGGTCGTATGGGATTCATGGAGTTGTACATCAGTAGGCTGATCAAAAAGAAAATTCAACTGGCCAAAGGAAGCACGTGATGAAGTATGGTTTCTATTCAGACAACGAGCTAACAACATTCAAGCAGTATCCGTTCAGGTGTCCGAGTTGGGATCCGATGCCAGATGGCAAGAAGAATGTGGTGATACTGGGTTGCTCACACACCTGGGGTGTGGGATTGGAACCCGACGAGACCTGGGCTCACTATGTGAGCCAACACAACACCGATCGTTTGAGATACTGGAATCTTGGACAGCCTGGCGCCGGTCCGGAGACCGTTGTTCGTATTTTATATTCGTGTGAAAAGGTCATAAACCCTGATGTAATAATAGTGATGTGGCCAGAGATGAGTCGCAGGGAACGACTGGAGGACTTAGCTCTCAACCTTCACGGCACCGATGAGAAACTGCGTTTTGAAAATTACAAGACTGACCTCAACAACTTCCTCAAGAGCGTGTTCTTCCTGGAGAAGTATGCAGAGAAGAACCAGTGCAAGACCTTCCACTGCTTCTCTGATCACTATCATGACTTCCGGACCAAAGAGAACGCACCGGCACTGCTGGAAGAGTACACCTTGCGTAACTGCTGGCCACACTGGGACAGGTTCGAAGCAAGAGAGAGATTTGATAAGCCTAGCCGAGCCAGGGATGGCATACACTTTGGCATCGAACACCATGAAAGGTTCGCCCGACTGTTCCTAGGAAAGTTTGGTCAGAAATTGAGATAATCTTTGATGTCTATGCCACGCAACTTGTCTTGTGTGCTGATGAATTCCTCTAGTTGTTTTGTATTGTCTACATCTACAGCAATTTCGTTTGGAGATATTCCCTTGGCCTTTAGCGTAAACTGATTTTTATAACGCACATTTAATACACTTGGCTGATGCAGGAACGCCCAGTCGTGTGGTATGCCCTTGTTCTTAGCAAAGTTTATTATGTCAGGTAATGTTTTTACATTGAAACAACTCACAGTAGTCCAGAAGTCCAACTGTAAAAGTTTGTACTGTTTTTGTAATTCCAGATAAGAGTCAACAGTCTTTGTGTAGTTGTCCCACCCGATGGGCCAGCGTGTGTAGTCATGTACTCGTCCCGTGCCGTCGAGACTCATAGTTATGATGACCATTATGTTTTTCTTCAACACATCCTCTATCTCCGATATCATTCTGGACGCATTGGTATTCATCCTCACTATCTTCACACTTCCGGACAACGACTTCAATACACTCTTGTAGTTCTTGCTGGCGGTAGGTTCGCCACCGTTCACATCGAGCTCTATGATTCTGTGCTGTGGTAATTTTTTAAAAACCTCTAGGTTGTCCACACGGGGATAGTTCTTGTGTTCAAGACTTCCTATTTTTGTGCTGAGATTAGCGTTGCATGATTGACACGCACTGTTGCAGATGTTATCCAACACACCACCTACTATGAGATAGTCCTTGCGTACTGGGTGCAACATTTTATGTCTTTCTATACTGTTGGTCCTGATGCTTTCGTTCTTGACATGTTCTGATTGTTCACATCTTTTACATTCATCGGGCCACTTGTCTTCTGACATTGTGTTTTTGATACCGGTAAGCCACTCACTGTGTTCCATCTCTTCGTAACTGTTAAATCCTTTTGGGTTGATCATGTGGCCACACTTGCCCACCGTTCCGTCACTGTTTAATCTCACAAAGTGATCTAGCCTAGGACAGAACATTTTTGTGTTTCCTTATGATATCTTCCAAAGACACTGTCTTGTGTAGATCATTCATTAGATTGAGATCCACATTTACAAATTGATCGATGGGTTCGACATGTCGATGTGTCTCACCGGCCCTGAGGTGCAGTTGCGTGATTTTACTAATGTAGTCGAAAGGCTTCAGCGTGACAGAACCTTTGTAAAACTTGTATAGATGCAGGAGCCACAAGTACTGTGGTGCAAAATGTCGGTCGACTAACATACCCTTTTCTACCAGTTTCATGATCCCTTCGATGTCTAACTTGTTTTGTCTACAGTACTCGTTGATCCCAGACACAAACCGATCCCTAGGGTCTCTGATTAGGATGTCTATGTGTTCACAGTTGCTTATTTGTTCGTTGATATATGTTCGATCAGCATCGGCAAGTAGACTTGTATAGCCGACTCTAAACATGGGATACACAGTATGATGACCAATGTCTACCACTGTGCAGTCGGTATTGAGGAGATTATTCCAGTGTGTAAGCATCGAGCCCTTTAGACAATTCTATGAATGTGACTTTACTGTTTTGATCAAAACTATTCCTTAAAAGATATTTGTGGTTCATTATACGATATCCTGTTTTGCCAGCACCTGTTTCACATACTCCATGGCGGATATGCTTCCAGGATCACTGAAAGTCTGTGTGTTAACAGACCCGGGCCTTATAAGTGCCATTTTGATTGTACTTGTTTGTGCATCTAACTGCCTGTGTGCCAACTCCAGTGCCATTTTTTGATTTCGGTATTCCATGGACTCGCGCATAGTCAGTCCGTTCAACTTTATATCATTGTCCGCTAGGCACATCATTGTGCTGATATTCCAGATGACGTGTTTCTTTTCACTTGCTTGCCATCGGTGCCACACCTCGAACAGCAGTTCCGTCTGTGCGTACATGCTGATTGCGTTATTGATGAACATGTCGCAGGGTTCTATCAAAGATGCTGTGTGTTGCACCCTCCTGATGTTCTCACCGTCACTCCTGGAGATGCCCACGATATCATGCCCTAGGTCCCCCAACTGCTTTGCAAACTCCTGACCAATACCTCTTTTGTGTCCAGTAATAGCTATTTTCATGTTGTATAGTATTTAAATATGCACAATGAAGTCATATCACATACTGGATTGTGGCAAACAGCAGAGGATAGCAGACAGTCTCTACGGTTTTTGTGTAGGTATCATGGCCAACAGAGAAATCAAAGATTTCTGGAATCATCTGTCTAGGGAGGAGATACAAAGATATCTTTCAATACCAAACAATCCCACCAAGCAATGGTTTGACAGTCTGGGACTCAAGGTCAGGGACATGAGCTTTACTATTTACAATGATCACATAGGCACTGGCATACACAGGGATGAACCACCCGTCGTGGCCAAAATAAACTTCCCTGTGCTGAATACAAAAGATACCTATAATGTTTGGTTTGATGACCATGCCAATGAGATTGACAGGGTGGAGTGTGACAGACCTATAGTGTTACGTTCGGATATACTGCATACGGTCGAGATAGGCAAGGACGCAAAATATCCTAGGATACAGTTTAGTTTTTGTTTCTATAACGAGCCGATTCAGTTATTAAAGTAGGACACTCAATAAACCTATCGTTGTTGCGCTCGTGGATACGTTGTACAACTTTGGATAATTGTTCTTTGTAATCAGATGTGTCCCAAATATCCTGTGCGGTAAAATCCTGCATTGTGCCCCAGTCCTGTATCCTGTTCAACCATACCCTGTCCGCACCAAATTGCTCTCCTAGGTCTATGATGTCTTCCATCTCATGGTAGTTGTCTTTCTGAACCACGAAGTGCAGTATGAACCTGAAACCATACTTCCTCTTCTGCTCGGCCATGCATTCCAATCCTTCTAGGATCTTCTCCCACTTGCCTCCCACTCTAAGTTTCTCATATGTTTCTTTGGTCGCTCCGTCTATGCTCACGCCTAGCTCTTGTAGATTGTTGATCACATAGGGAATTCTTTCATAGAATTCTTTGAACATCAATCCATTGGTCAGTATACTATACTTGATGTTGTCCCTGTGGGGCGTCTTTTCCATAAAGTGCCTGTACACGTGTGATGCAAACGGATCACCGTCCGACCCCATGTGTACTTTCACGTCGTGCTTCTGTTCCAGCAACCAGTGGTTGACCCTGTCGGCTAGCCGTATCCCCAACAGGAACTTGTTGCCTTGCTTGTGGAATATCATCGCGGTCCTGCAACTAGGACATCGGAGGTTGCAACTGTCGTCGATGGCCAGTCTCAGTTGTGTTATCTTGTTATCTGGTACCTCGTTTTCGAAGTATCTGAAGTCCTGGCCTATCAACCAACTGCACTGTTGATTGTTGCAGTAGCGATAGGTGCCGTCCGCTATGCTGTACTGCATTTGCTTGTGCATGGCCGATCCTATTATATCCGACAATGACTTTACCTGCAGGTTTCCTACACTTTGTGGCAACCATGAGGTGCACTCACATGCGTAGCAACTGCCTGTACTGTCTATCAGTATCGTGTCGTAGGGACGAGGACAGTAAGACTTTATGCCAAGATCCTTGTCCGTGTCTATGCCGTGGCGGTCGAACAGCCTCTGGTTTATTTTCATTTCTTGGGGTCGGTTATCATGTCCAGTGTCAATGGTAGCGTCTCGTCCGGTTTCTTTTGGGGCATGTGTATAGTCTTTTTCCTGCGCCTGCGCTGTTCCCGTTCCTGTTGTTTCTGCATCTTCTTGGCACCGCGTGTGCTCTTGTAGTCGTAGTGTATGCCCATGATGTCACCTCCGTTCGTTGTAATTATTTGTTTGGATCCACGAGCAAAAAGTTTACCAAACGCAACTATTAAGTGTTGCTTTTTTGATAAATATGCCTTACAATCCAGAGCGGTCACAAGGCCAGTGATCGCAAGTGCTCTCACTGACATGTGTTGGTGTTCGCATTAGTAAAAACAAGTCATATAGAAACTATATAGGAGAAAAATCTATAATGAAAATCACAAAGAAGAAGACGGCTATAGGTGCGGCGATCATCATCGCACTGATAGTGATCGGTTTCATAATGAAGCCCAAGCCAGCGGAAGCGGCTAACATGGAAGTGTACGGTTCACTGAACTACATGCTTTCAAACAACGAGGACGCCAATGGCGTGTCAACATCAAAGGCCGAGAACAATGGTTCCAGCATCGGAGCGAATTTCTCGCAGAACATCTCAGAGGGCGTTGACGGATTCGCCACGCTGGAAGTGGACATCGACGCGGACGACTCGGGTTCCAACCCATTTGATTCCAAACTGGCTTTCGCCGGCGTGGACATGGGCACCGCTGGGATCATATCAGCGGGTAGACAGAACTCGGTGTTCAAGGGTGCTGTGACATCTAAGACAGATGTGTTCCCGGAATACGGAAACGGTGCCGCACAGAAACTGTTCAGCAGGGACTCACACACGGTGATCTACTCAAACACCTTTGGTGCGATCCAGATCGACAACTTGGTAAAAGTGGACGGTACGACTGGCAAATCAGGTGTTGACGTGTACGAGACAGCGGCGAGCATGGACATCAATGATGCCATGAACGTGGGTGTTGCTTACACAGATGACAAGGTCAATGAAGTGACCTACACAGGTGCGGGTTTAATGTATGCTGTGTCGGATGCGACAACAGTGGGTTACACGCACACAATCAAGGATGCGGAAACCACCAACCTTACCACAACCGCAAACGAGGTAGTCGCGAGTCACCTAGTGGACGACACGACATACTCGGTAGGTTACGGTAAAGTCGAGGACGGTGCCGCATACACCACAGTTGGAGCCGAGAAGAAGATTGGTGAGAACTTCAGCATGTACGGTGCTTTCGAGATGACTGACCCAGCGTCTGGCGTAGACACGCAGGATGCCGCGGTTGGAATCAAGTTCACGTTCTAGTATAAGCATTGTGGAGCCGGCGGAGATCTGAGAAGGTCAAAGTCGGCTTTACGCTTTTTAACGCGTTCGCGTTATTTTCTTTTTTACGCTAGTGTTGGTAATTTACGCTTTACGCCTTTTGGTAAAGACCACTTCCTTCTTACGTGATCTGCCAAACTCACTGTAGCCCAGGCTGTCTAGATATGATATGATTTGTTTGCCTTTGATTCTTTGAGCTTCGTTCTTGTGTTCGATCTCAACATTCAACACACAATCGTTTCCAAGTAATGTTTGCTCTGCTCCCAACAGAATATCGTATTCACTGCCTTGCGTGTCTATCTTGATCAGTCCCACATCTTTGTACTCGTAATCGTCTAGCCTTTTTATCTGCAACTGACTCTCTTCCACTTGTTCTTCGAACACTTGGTCTCTGAAGAAACTGTGTCCACCTGATGTGGTCAAGGATTTATAGAAGGTCTTTGTCTCCTCCTTTGACCCCAATCCCACTTTGTGTAGCGTGTAGTTCTCTTTGCCCGAGAGGTTTGCTTCCAAGCACTCTATGTTAGAAGCGTCTGGTTCAAAAATTATCACGTTCTCGAAACTGTCACAGAAGTCTCGGCTCCAGAATCCTATGTTGCCACCAATATCGATTGCTGTCCGGAAGTGCTTGACTTGATTCAAGGCGTACTCTCTTTGCAATCTTTGATATGTGGTTTCGTTATTGATATTCATCCATTCCTCGTAGTGCTTGTCATAGTCTGGCAAGAACCAACTGTGTACTTTTTTCATGTTATTGTTCTTCGTCGGAATGTATTTCGTTTAAAAGTTGTCTTAGTTTTCCTCCCTCGACAGTGGCTTTAACCTTGACCCCTAGGGAATCTCCTTTTCTAGGGTCTGGCATTTCATCCCTAGCATCTGTTGGTGCATCACTTGATGTGACCTTAGAAGTCTGTTTCAATGAATTGTATATCTTGTTCTTACCTTGTTGATTATAACTTTGTGAATCATCCTCATCTAGACTTCTGATTCTTAAACTGTCAACATCAAACTCTAGATCCACCTTCTGTCCAACACCCGAACTTGATCTAGTCTTCATGAACTGTATTTGATATCTGCCACGTTCTTTCATTGCTCTAGATGTGAAAATACCTATCACGTTGTCAGCAGTTTGTATCTTGGACAGTCCGCCTGATATGTGACTGTGATCAAACTCAATTTCTTCAACACTTGCCCTGTTCAACTGTGATGCTGTTGCCAACACACATTGTTTTTCTACGACCAAGTTCCTCAATTCCTCTGACACATACTTGTCCTTGATGAATAGATCCGCCGGGGAAATCTTCTTGCTCTTCGGCATCATGAGATCCAGGTAGTCGATCAATATACAGTCTATCTTCTTCTTGGTCTTGAGCTCCAACTCTTTGAGATACGTCCTCACGTCCAGCACGTTGCTACCACTTGGCAGGTATTTGATCTGTAGCAGTCCGGACTTCTTCGCCAACATCTTGACCTTCATCTCCACATTGTCTATCTCTGGAAATACTTTCTTAGTTGGAATGTTGGTCATCATGGCATCCAACCTCATTGCGGTCAGTTGCTCACTCAATTCAAAAGAAATGTAACAAACGTTCAGACCAGCCTGTGCCCAGTTCACTGCAAGATTCTGCAAGAACAAACTCTTTCCTGCTCCTGATCCACCAGCAAAGATGTTCAGTTCGCCACGGTTGAAACCGCCAAACAGTTTCTTGTCTAGGTTCTGCCAGCCAGTGCTGACCTGTCCGTTGTTCGCCTTGAGGGCCTCAAGTCTTCCCTTGGGATCCTCGAAGTAGTCTGTGCCGAGGTCTCTGGTTAGTCCCACGTTGACTGCTTCCTTGACCATGTCTTCGACAGGGGCGTAGTCGCCCTTCTCCAACAGGTCTGCGGATTGTAGTATCGCGTGTTCCAGCGCCTTGTGCCTAGAAAATGTTTCAAACTCGTCTAGCAACCAGTTGAAGTGACTGGGATCTAAGTCCTTAGCCGATTTCAATTTGATATCATGCTTTGCGTTGACCTGCTCCACGTCTGGCATGACCTTGTACTCATCCATATAGTCTTTGACGAACTTGGCTATGGGTTGTAGTTTACGGTCAAATGATTCTGGTTTGAATATGTTCTGTGCCCGTGCGAATGATTCCGCATCCGCCAGCAACATCTCTATATAAAGTTTTTGTACATCAAATGTGTATTCAGCCATTTTTTACTCCGCACTTTATTTTACAACATTCATGAGCAGATGTAAATTGTTTTGTTGATTCAAAAAACTCTTTTACCTCGTTCCATTCTAAGATATCTTCTAATGTGTTGTCTTTGATATTGAATATTTTTTTCTTTTTTGGTGAGAATATACTTTTGTATTTGTAATGGTAACTACCCATCCAGCAACAAGGGTAAAAATCACCTTCAGCGTCAATGTACAGATTTTTTTGTGGTTTACCATTTACCATACATTTTGCTGATATTGATGTGGTGAAGTTTGGATTATCGAGGATCTCTTGCGATTGTTTGTATGATGTATCAACAAATTTTTCATCAGGCATTAGATCTTTGCTGTTCAGCCAGCGGTCACTGTGTTCTAAACGGAAGTGATCAAACCCAAGTTTTTTTGAAAAAGACTCCGCGTCTTTTATTTGGTGTTGGTTGTGTTTGAAGACTATGAACTTCCAAACCAGTGTGCAACTTCCTTTATTCATACATTTGACAGCATCCATTATAGATTTCCATTTGGCATTTTTCCTATATAAATGATTGGTATCCTCTAATCCATCAATCGAAAATATTAGTGTGTCGTTTTGATCTAAAATCTCTGATAATTCAATCCACCATTTTGTCGTTTTAGCAGATCCGTTTGTTGTTATAAAAAGTTTACATTTATTGTTTTTTAATCGTCTGCATAATTCTAAAAATTTAGAATGATATATCGGATCTCCGTTGTTACCACACATGCCTATCGATGCTCCCGGTCCAACAAAGTCCACAAGATGGTCAACGTTTATTTCGTGCAACAATCTTTTTTTGAATGTTTCATAGAACCAAGTCCTCGAACATAAAGGACATTCTAAAGTACATTTACTTGTTGGTTCGACGTGAAAACTAACCATACATTTTCCTCTTCAGATCTATCTTCAATTTCGTTTTCTCTGTTGATTTTAAAATTGATTTCAGTGTGAACAGCCTGCCATACTTCTGCACTGCTTCGGCCACGTCGCCTACCGTTTTGTCCCATTCCGGGAATGCCACACTCCATCCAAACTCAGTGGCTTGATCTACCAACTTCTGCCCTGGAGCGTCCCTGTCGGGCACCACTATCACCTGCCTACCCAGTCCGTCTATCAATTCTCTCTGTGTTTCATTTACCTCTGATCCCAGTATGCTAACACCCGAAACGGATATTGCATCAAACGGTCCTTCCGTTACCAACACGAACTTCCTGGTCCAGTCCTGTGCGTCCATGTTGAACACGTACCCGGGCCACACATCTGTGTAGTACTTGACGGCACGGGATTCCTCGAACACCCGGCCCGTGTATCCGACCACTTCGCCCTTCCAGTAGAACGGTATTAATAACCTTTGGTATATGTCCCACATCTTGTCTGGCGAGTACATGAAGTCGTACCAGTCTGCTCCGATGCCCCTGCCTTCTAGATACTTCAACAGTCCATCGATCTTGTTCCATTGTGGCTCAGTGAGATCGTTGGCAACATATTTTTCCAACCACACATCTAATTTGTGTGTGTTCTTGGGCAGTGCTTTTTTTTTGAATGTGACGAATTTTTTCTTCTCATACTTAATGTCACTCTCTTCCTCACGCATGGCCTCTATGGCCAGTTTCTTAATTGTGTCTTCTGGTATGCCTATGTAACTCATGAACTGTCTCATCTTGTAGGTCAACTTGCGTCCGATAACGTAACTGGTCTTGAAGCCGCAGTTGAAACAGTGATAACTGATAGTTCCGTCAGCGCTGGTCATGATGCCGCCACGCTTCTTCTTGTCTGCTGTCTCGCCATTGTACACACAGCAAGGTGCGTTGAAACTTATCCACCCACTTGGTGTCTTCTTCTTGTTCGCAGGTAGGCTAGTCAGAATTGTGTTCTGGATCAGGTTCATAAACTATATTTTACTGTCTGTAGAGTATTTTGTCAATCAGGCCGGTATTACCTGTGTCGTTGCCCCAGGTGAATCTGATGTTGTGGTACACGCCCGTGAAGTTGTAGTTGGTGACTGCTGTAGAGTTCGTGAATGTGTTGGTGGGATTTGCTTCACCATCCATGGTAATGTCAAACCAATCACCAGAACTAGGAGTTGAACTCATAGTTCCCTGTACCCGCATGCTTCCTGAGAAGTTCTTGGTGTACACTGCGATGGTGTGTAGTGCTTTGTTGTTATTAATTCCAGGTCTAGCATCTATAGAGCCTGATGTGTTTGTTAAAGGCCCTTGTGCTGATGTGAAACTAGCAATTTCCGTGCTAGCCACAAATTCCGGGTATGCACCATCTAATAGCTCTATAGTACCGGCGGCCGCGTATCCTGTGTCGGCGTATGTGACTTCTCTACTGCCGTCTGATTTCACTTCCTTTACAGAGAAGTTGTAGAACTTGGCATCCAGTGGTAGTAGGTCTCCCTCTGTGATTGTACAGCTCGCATCACCCTTCGTGCTTACTGTAGATCCGTCGTCCAATATAGTCAGTGTCTTGGTCAACACCGCTTTTTTGGACTCTGAGTCTATCATGTTGAACTCATAGGTCTTTGCTGTGATGTCCTGTGCCTTCTGGTCCTCGTTCTTGAACGTGAAAGTGATGGGATTGTTCACTCCTCTGTGTAATGTTAGGCGTCTATCGTACACTTTTGAGTTCCTCCCGTGATAACCATTTATGTAGGCTATTACCAATTGATCTAGTAAATACCTTGAGACTGTTTGCATAGTACATATTTAACAGTATTTATAGATATAGAATGAACGAAATTTTTAACACACTAAGGGACAAATTCCCTTTCCTAAGCCTAATCCGAAAAGGTGATCTTGAGTACGTAGGCATAGTACAGAACGAAGATGCCAACGTGATTAGTTTCTATGATTACGGTAGATTGATGCTACCACAGGACAAGATGAGATACCTCAAGTGTGGCGAGACCTGGTGGCATGAGTCCAATCGTAAACTGCCCATCAACATATTCCTCAAAGGTGAGTTCAGATATTTCAGGACCACGTTAGTTACTTTGAACTCCAAAGACGTTGAGATAGTGCATGGGCCTACAGTGAGACTGTCTGATATTTCAAAGAAACGCGTCAAGCGTAGAACAATCCAGTTGGTCCGAAAACCAGTCTAGTTCTTTTCAGTACAATTTATTCCATTAACTCTTTCCACGTACTTGGTCAATGGATTATCCGCCTGGTATGACCCGAGCTCGGAACGAGTTGGACTACGACGTTTTTTACTAGGATGTTTGGGTGTCTTTTTTTTAGGTTTTTGATGTAGCATCAAAACTATATTTAGCTCTCGTGATCAGATTCATCTGTACTACGATCGCTTGTGCGTAGGCTATCGCGTGTGACTTCTTGAAGAAATATGAGCCGTCTGTGGGTTTTGTCCATACTTCCTTCATTATGTCTCGCCAGTCCTTGTACATCAACTGCCTTTTCGCTGGACGTATTATGGCCAACACAGCGGCCAGTTGTTCTATGTTCCTTGGTTCTAGTTTAGACACTATGTTGAAGTGTCCATTTAGGTGGAACAGGTTCTCTACAGTCTTTGGATCCTTCAGCATGTCCCAATCCGGTTCCTGTATCATAAGTTCTACAAGTTCCTGTTCTGACTTCACTTCCTTGTATATGTTTACATTCAACATGTCTATCTTGAAGTATCCTCTGTCCTCGGCTTTTTTGTAGTCCAGTGATGAATTCCCCGTCACAGGATGTTCTGGTACAGCATGGAAGTATACCCCTGTCTTGTGTTTCTCGGTCTTGCCATCTTTGATAATAGATGCTGGCGTATGTTTGAAAAGTTTTAGCACCCCGTCTCTGTCAAAAAAATCTATATCTACATCAGGCATTAGTGCATACTCCCTTTGCCTTTTTCAGCGTGTTGTATCATCTTGTCACGTGATCCTGGTTGCAGTACCTCCAACACATCTAAAAGTTTCCTGTATCCTTCGGAATCAAGAACATTTCTATTGATGTCTGGCATTATCACTCTTCCTATTGATCCATCTTCTTTTATCACCACGGCACAGTCCCCGTCCTCGAAATCCAAGTTGTCTGCTATCTCTAGATCAATCTTAGACAATCTTCGCCTCCTTGGCAGTCTCTTTGACCAGCATGAGGTCGGCCGGGTAGCTCTTCAACTTGCTGGGCCAGAAACTTGGGTTTATGAATCTCTCTATCATTTGTAGTTGTTCGTCGTTGAATGATTTTAACATTTTCTTTCCTGCTTCGCAACCTAGCAACAGCCATGGGCTGATGGCGCCTTGTTGTATGTGTTGTACCGCCCTGTTGGTGTTGACCAACCTGAAGTAGTCCGACCACTGTGCGTGTTGTTCCGTGGCCCAGTCCATCATGGTGGCTATGCTACGCTGTAGCGCGGCCTCCACGGGCTCCGTCTTCAGCGTCTCGATCAGGTACTCCTCGTACAGATCATCCCTGGCCCAGTGGTCCAGTTTGATCTTAGATTTCAGCACGAAGTCTATGTACTTGTCTGGATACAACGGGTTGATGTGCATGATGTATCTGCCAAACTTCACGAAAGCATTGTAGTAGGGACTCTTGACGAAATCATCATAGGTCCTGTCTTTGGCGTTGTGTTGGTGTATCTTGTAGAACCTCTGGAATACCATGAACGCGTTCACAACCCACTTCTCGTCTCGCTGTAGGTATCTACGTTTTGGTTCGCAGAGGTGCACTTGTAAGGTCCTCTCCTTGGCGAACTCCTTGCCACAGTAGGTGCATTTATTTGTCGATGCCATGTGCCTCTATCAGTTCCTCTAGTTCTCTGTCAGTTATCACCTTGTCCAGTGTCTCGAGATCGATCTCTTTCCAAGTGGGATAGATCTCCTGTAGTTTTTTCAATGACTTGTTTGGCACACGCTTCATGGGTTTGATCCATGGATGGAACTGTTGTTGTAATGCGCCACACATGGCGGTCAGTATCCACAACAGTTTCTTGTGTTTGCCCAATGTGAAGCAGTGTTTATTCACGCATTCGTTCACCATTTCCACGTAGTGTTCCACATAGAATTGATCCTTCGACGAACAGCTCGATACATATCTCATCAACATGTAAGGGCTGTACAGAGATTTCTCTTTGTCGTCTATCCTGTCGTAGTAGTCCTTGTTCCTGAAGTCCACGGCTTTCAACCCGTTCCTGAGATCAAAGAATTTCTTAGTGTTACTTTTTTTTGCTGGCATATTTCAATCCAA